ATGAGGTATTACAATGACTGTAAAACTTGTTTATCGTGGTGTTTCGTACACTAAAACAACTAAAAACTAATGTCACATCAAAATTCTAAAGGAGGCTTTGCTTCCGTCTACCCTTATGGTCATATCTTAGATCATCATAACAAACCAGAGGAGCATCCTGATACGATGCCTAGTGATAAACAACCCCCTGGTGTTGACGAGGAGTACAGTTCTCTTGAAGAAGCGTTGACAAGTTGAAAAACTTTAATAGTTTATGGCTAATTCTCCTCGGAGCGTTAGCCTTTTTTATACATGTGGAAGTACTTCATGTGAACTTCCATAGCAGAGAGGCACCTCAATGTCGGACCTCTCTGTAATTGGCATAAGCCCAGTACGCTGGATACCTTTTGCCGTCTAGACGGTAGGGATAGACCTACAAATTTCAATTTAATTTCTGTACAGAGAGAGTCAATATAAACTTTATCCATAACAATGGCACATCAAAATAGTAACGAGCCTTTAGCCGATCTGACTCGGCCTGGCCAATCGAACTCGACAGGAGATTCGAGAGCACTTTACCTTAAACTCTTTTCGGGTGAAATGTTCAAAGGATTCCAGCGTAATACAATCGCAAGGGATCTTGTAACAAAGAGAACTCTTAGAAACGGTAAGAGTTTACAGTTCATCTACACAGGTAGAACAACCGCAGAATACCATGTTCCTGGCCAGTCCATACTTGGTAACAGTGACGGTGCTCCACCAGTAGCTGAGAAGACAATCACAATAGATGACCTACTTATCTCTAGTGCTTTCGTTTATGAATTAGACGAGACACTTGCTCATTATGAGTTGAGAGGAGAGATCTCTAAGAAGATTGGTTACGCTCTCGCAGAGAAGTATGACCGTCTAATCTTTAGAGCTATATCCAAAGGTGCTCGTATTGCCAGCCCTATCACAAAGGCTAACTTTGTAGAGCCTGGTGGAACACAGATCCAAGTTGGAGCTGGTTCTAATGCTGATGACGCATTAACAGCATCTACTCTAGTCACAGCCTTCTATGATGCAGCTGCAGCTTTAGATGAAAAAGGAATTTCTGGTGACGGACGCTGTGCGGTGCTTAACCCACGTCAATACTATGCACTTATCAAAGATTGTTCTAACAACAACTTGATCAACAGAGACGTACAAGGTACAGCCTTACAAAGCGGAGAAGGTATTCTTGAAATTGCAGGTATTCATATCTACAAATCAATGAACGTACCATTCTTTAGTAAGTACGGTACTAAGTACGCACCAGCATCCAGCCCTTCTGCTGCTACTGACGTTGACACAGTGAATCCTGGAAACACAGGTTCATTCGTTGACGTAGCTACTGAAGACGGACGTGCTTCTGTAGCAGGTATCAACAACAACTACGGTAACGCTACCGACTTTGCTAACTCTTGTGGACTTGTGTTCCAGAAGGAAGCGGCAGGTGTTGTTGAAGCAATGGGACCATCAGTTCAAGTAACAAACGGAGACATAAACGTAATCTACCAAGGTGATGTAATTCTTGGAAGACTCGCTATGGGAGCCGACTTCTTGAACCCAGCAGCTTGTGTTGAACTGTTCGCAGGTACAACTACTAAGCCAGCTGCGTTTGGTGCTACATACCCAGCTAACGCTTAATTTAAACATTTATACAGGGGCTTCGGCCCCTTTTTTATTCTTATGACAGTATCATATGGAGCGTCCACCGAACTGGATGCAGTAAACTCTATATTGATGAGTGTTGGAGAGTCACCTGTTAATACTTTAAATGTACAAAGTCCTGAAGTGGTCATTGCACAGAAAACTCTGCAGCAAGTCTGCCGTGAGATATTAGCAGAAGGCTGGAAATTCAATACTGAAACACAATATCCTATCACTTTAAATACAGACGATGAAGTGGTTATACCCGCTAATGTTTTACAAATAGATCTTAATAGATTCCGTCACCCAGATTCTTTTGATACTATTAAAAAAACTGATAACGGTATTACAAAATTATACGATTTACACGATCACACTTATAAATTTAAAAACACATCTGGTGGTAAAATATATGTTGATATAATATGGATGATAGAATTTGGTGATATACCAGAGGTGTTTAAAGATTATATAACCATCAGAGCCACAAGGATCGCTTCTAACCGCATGGTAAACAACCCAGAGGCAGCTGAACTCATCTCTGTAGATGAGGCACAAGCACGGGCTACAGCATTAGAGTATGACACTAACCAAGGTGATTATAATATCTTCAATAACCAAGAAGGTAGAACAAATGCTAGTACTGTTTATCGACCATATAAAGTTTTACAAAGAAGGTAATGGCAGCAATTAATCAACGTATTCCTAACTTTCTAGGAGGAGTATCACAACAGCCCGACACAATTAAATTTCCTGGACAGCTCAGAGTATGTGATAATGCTGTACCTGACGTTACGTTTGGTTTAATGAAACGTCCTGCAGGTGAGTTTGTGAAAACTCTTACCAATGCTAATGACAATGGTTATTGGTATGAAATAATTAGAGATGGAGATGAGAAATATTTAGTACAAATGACAGCGTTAGCTAGTTATAGTGGGACTAAACCTATTAGGGTATGGAACCTTTTAACTGGTGTTGAACAGAGTTTAACCAACGCTAACGGTGATACTTTGTTTGATTATATGCAACAAACAGGAACAACTAAACCTTATGCTATACAGACAATCCAAGATTATACGATCATCACTAACCCAAAACAGACGGTTGGTACGACTGGGAACACTGATACTCCTCTCAACAGTGGGGACTACGCTTTTGCTAGGTTAGATACTATAGCTTATAACACTGAGTACATGATGTACACAGGTGCTACAGCTCCCACACCTAATACTTATTGGAGAGTCACAAGTTTAAGTGTAACTAAAAAAACTAACTCTCCTAGTGGTAATAATGAGACTGGTAACACTTGGGATGATACCAATAAAGATGGTAGATATGCTGGTTTAGCTCAGTTCTCATTTTCTGATTCAGCTTGTGAAGATGTAGAAGGTCATGTAACTGTTAATGCTGCTAGCTATGTTGATTCAAATCAAGCTAACTATGACGGTACAGGTACAGAAGTTTCTGATTTCTTAGGTTATACACAGGTTTACAAAACTAGATACACCGCACAGGTTACACTAAAAGACGGTGGGCTTATTAAAACTACTAGCGAATCTACAGCTTTAGGAAAGTACCATGATATAACTATCGAAGGTGTTGATTATAGAGTTAATGTTGGTGCAGTAGAACCTGTTGAGACTTATGAAGGTGTGTCTGGGATAGCTTTTTATCGTAGTCCTAAGAATCCTGATAAAGGTAAGCTTGCTATGGCTACAATTATACAAGCCTTGTTTGCTTCTATAAATAGTAATCTAGCTAATGTGACAGCTGAAGTTATTGGTAGTGGTATGTACCTTTATGGTAGTGCTGCTCCAACAGTTAACTTCCTTGGTGGTGCTGTAAATGAAATGATGAATATCATAGGTAATACTGCTCAAGATGTTAGTAGATTACCAGCTCAGTGTAAACATGGTTATATTGCACAGATTGCAAACTCTGATAACTTAGAAGCTGATAATTACTATGTTAAATTTATAGCTGATAATGGTACACAAGGTAGTGGTAAATGGGAAGAGTGTGTTCGACCACATAACTTTTCATCAGGTAGTGACCCTATGGTTAAAGGTTTAGATCCTGATACAATGCCACATGCTTTGGTCAATAACCGTAACGGTACCTTTACTTTTAAAAGGTTAGATAAAACCACAGCTGATGCTGATAATAACGATAACTACTGGAAATATAGAGAAGTGGGTGATGATGTAACTAACCCATTCCCTAGTTTTAATGGTCTAGAAATTTCTAAAATATTTTTCCACAGAAATAGACTTGGTTTAATTGCAGATGAACAAGTAGTTATGAGCCGTCCTGGAGATTATTTTAATTTCTTCATTGTTTCTGCTATTTCTACAAGTGATGATAATCCTGTTGATATTACAGTATCAGATATTAAACCTGCATTTGTTAATCATGTACTCCCTATACAAAAAGGAGTTATGATGTTTAGTGATAACGGACAATTCCTGTTATTTACTGAGTCAGATATTTTTAGCCCTAAAACGGCTAGATTAAAAAAAATAGCTAGTTATGAATGTGATGCTTCTTTACAGCCTAGAGATATGGGTACATCAGTTATGTTTACTTCTAATGTATCTGCATATACTAGAGCATATGAAGCAACTATACTTGATGATGATGTACCACCAAAGATACTAGAACAAACTAGAGTTGTTCCAGAATATATACCAAAAGATGTAACTATGTCAGCCAACTCTACTGCAATAGGTGTTGTGACTTTTGGTAAGAAAAATTCAACTGAACTTTATCATTACAAATACTTTGATTCTGGAGACAGAAGAGATCAGTCGGCTTGGTATAGCTGGGGTTTGACAGGTACTATGCAGCATATGCTTTATAGTGCTGGTAGTTTTTATATTGTAGTCAAACAAGGTAGTAACTTTGTACTACTCAAACATGAGTATGTAACAGATGCTACTGCTACTAGAAGTTATACTATAGGTGGTTTAGAAACAAATGTTGGTTCACCTTTATACACAGCTAGATGGTTTGAAGCTTGTCTAGATCATATGGATGTACCAGCATCTATAACATACACAGCTCAGACAACAACTGCTCCTGAAAAAACTGTATTAGGTTTAAATTATACACCTACAGCTGCTACTAATTTTTATGCAGTAGCTTTAAATGGTAACCAAGCAGGTCTAGTTGTAAAAGCAGATTCTGTAGGTACCAATAGTGCTACCTTTAACGGTATTAATATGACTGGGTGGGAGATAGCTGTAGGGTATTCTTATACCAGTACAGTTGAACTACCAGATTATCATTATGCACTTGAACCTAATAAGTTTGACACAAATGGTGCGTTACGAATCTCTGGTCTTAATTTTGATTTAGGAGTCTCTGGTCCTATGGAGTTCCATTTAACAGCTAAAAATTCTTATGTTGATTCTACTGGTACAGTTACCAAAGAGTTTAATGATTTTATTCAATATGAATCAGGTATGAAAACTGGTTTAGCTAACTTTGGTGAACCACCTTCAGAACTTAATAAGTCTGTAAGAGTACCTATACAAAAGAAGAATGATAAATATAATTTACAAATAAAAATACCAGACCCATTTTCCACCGCTTTGATCTCAGCTAGCTGGGACGGTATATATAACCAAAAAAGACATGTACGAAGGTAAGTATATCCAACCTTGCACTCCAGAGTTAGCTCTAAGTGTAGGGTTGGACCTCCGCTGGGAAGACAGACGTGAGGTAGAAGAGACAGTAAAAATGTGTGGAGAAGCTGCTTGTGTTCAAGCTTATTTTGATTCAGCAGTTTCAGTTTATTTTAAGGTTCCCAACGGCAAGGCTGCTGGAGTGGCGGGTGTAACCCCTACAAATGCAATATGGATGTTATGTACTGAGGCCAGTACAGAGTTCCCTCATACGCTTGTAAGAGAAGCTAAACGCTGGGTAGATTCTTTACCCAACCCTTATTTATTTAATTATGCAGATATGCGTAATGAAGCACACATTAAACTATTAAAGCTATTAGGATTTAAGTTTTTAAATTACCGAGTATATAATAAAGTTCCTATTATAGAATTTATGAAATTATGTGTACAGCAACCCTCGCAATAGCTGCTGTAAGTGGTGTTGGGACTGCTATTGCTGATCGTCAAGCTAAAATGTCTCAATGGAGAGCACAGAAAGCAGCTGTTGATAGATCAAATGCAATGGCTAAGATGCAGTATCAAAACCAGATACAAATCTCAGCATTTAAAGACCAACAAAAACTCAATGTATTTGAAGCACAGTTAGATGCTCAATCAGCTGCTAGAGTAAGTCTTAATAAACAACTAGAGATTAACCAGCAAGAAGCTACAAGAGCAAGTTTATCTAACCAATTAAAGTTAAATGAGAAAATAACTGAAGCTCAGTTTGAAGGACAAGAGAAGTTAGCTGCTTCAATCCAAGCACAAGGAACTGTATTAGCAAGCGGTATGCAAGCTGGTCAATCTATGATGCTTGCAATG